CACCCCACCTGATGCCAAGCCGCTGCCCAACGAACACGCCGCACGGATGGCCGACCCCAAGCAGTTCGACAAGGTTCGCCGCCAGAATAACAAGTTCGGCGATGGCGTCCACGCCATCTGGGGCGTGACGGCTGACGGCAAGATGGTGCTGCAAAGCATCCACTTCGACAAAGACAAGTTCACGCCTGAAGAGGCGAAGAAATGGTTGGAAGACCACGACTACAAACCGACCACGTTCGAGCCTGCCAAGCAGGAAGAAAAAGAGATGAAGATCGGCGAGAAAGGCGACCTCCCGGGCCATCCGTTCCGGGGGAATCAGTGGGGACGAGGGGGAGGGGAAGGTGGAGGAAGTAGAGAAGCACTTCCTACTAACAACGAGGGGGGAGGTGCCTTTTATGCCTTCCACGGAAAGTACGAACGGGAAGAAGCTACAAAGAAATACAGAGAAGCAGCTACTGGGATAATTGACAAGTTCAGAGTTGCGCCTGAGATATCCCGCAATTATCTGGATAGTGTTCATGGCAGGCATGTAGCGGAAAGAATGATCGATAAGAAATTGCCTGTCTATGAAGCGATGGTGAGTCATCACGGTTCGGAAAGAAAGGCCCGCTCTGCTTTACAAGATATTGAGAGCCAAACGCGGCAAGGTTATTTTGATGAAGAAGGCAAGTCCTACGTCTCACCCAACGACAAGATCGGCGAGAAACAGGGCCGCGTGCTCTCCAAGGCCAACGAGACTAAGATAGCGGACGCCTTGGATGATATCAACGAGGCGGCGGGCCTGGAGGGGACCCCCCGGCCGTGCAAGGCTTTGTTGAAGTCGGCCTCCGGCAGCCTGCGGGAGGTGTTGGGCAGCCTAGGTGAGATGGATGGTCAGAAGGAGATGACGGTGGGGGACGCCATTAAGGTCCTTCTGGTTGAGGCCACGCCCCTGGAGCAGAGGCGGGCGATGGACGCTATGCGGGCCGTTGCCGAGGGCAGACGGCGAAAACAAATCATGGAGCAATACCGGGCCGTTTTGGTCCGCTGAGACAAGTGCGTTGCGGTGGCCGCAGCGGCTTTGTACCTGACGTGAGTTTCCAACAGGAGCGAAAAGCAATGAACCTCACAGAGAAGCTGAAAGCGTGGCTCGTCAAGCACTGCGGCGTCGAAGAAGACGCCGGCGAGGACGAGTTCCGCAAGGCCGCCGGCGAAGCGTTTGCAAACGGCGAGTTGACGGCCCCTATCTACACCAAGCTGACCACGGAGGACGATGGCGAGGTGAACGAGTTCGCCACGAAGCTGGACCGCATCGCGGACGGTCTTGCAGCGTTGACCCAGACGCTGACTCAGAAGGAAGAGAAGAAGCCCGAGACCAAGGAAGAGAAGAAGCCCGAGACCAAGGAAGAGAAGAAGGTTGAGACCAAGGAGGTGAAGCAGCCCAGCCGGATGGCCAAGATGATCGGCAGCCTGGGTGGCACGCCTGTCGAGGTGGACGGCAAGGACATCGACATCCGCGTCAAGGAGGCCGCTGAGATGTACACGGCTGACCGCAAGACGCTGACCTATCCGACGCACACTAAGTCAGGACGGCCGCACCCGATGGCCGGCAGACCCGTGATGGACTTTTCCGACAACGGCCGAGCCGTCAATGAGTCCAGCGAGAGGGACATGGCCGTCTGCGGGGCGTTCGCCAAGTTCCTGTGCTCCCAAGCACGCATGAAAGGCAGCAGGACGTTCGCCTTCCAGCAGTTGCCTCAGCACGACAAGGAGCTGCTCTGCCACGCCCTGGAAAACATGGAGTGGTCAGGTGCCAGCGACGGCGGCGACCGTTCCGATATCGTCCGCCGACGGTTGACCCCGACGGAACAGAAGGCCGTGATCGACGACGCCGTCAGCGGTGGCTTGGAAGCCGCCCCGATTGTGTTCGACGACCAAGTGATCCAGACCCCCCTGCTGAACGGGGAGCTGTACCCGTTGGTCAACACCGTCCCGCTCGACCGTGGTCGACGCGTGGAGGGAGTGTCTACTGGCACGGTGACCGGGAGTTGGGGTGGCGTGGACGACACTGCCATCGCCTTGTTCAACACCGCCAGCTACGTGTCGGCCTTCGACACGACGATCTTCCGCTGGGAAGGCTCGGTGCGGATCGGCCTGGACTTCCTGAGCGACACGCCTATCGATTTCGGAGCCCACTTCACCCAGCAGTACGGCGAACGTCTGCTGGAGGACCTGGACGACGTGATTGCGGTGGGCAACGGGACGACCCAGCCCGAAGGCGTGATGAACAAGGTGGGTGCCACCAGCGTCGCGTTCGGCGGCGTGGCGGCCACCATCGGAGGCTACGAATCGTTGCGGTTCGGAGTCTCCAAGCAGGAGCACAAGGCTTCTGCGGCGGCCTCGGCCGTGTTCTGCGGGACGGAGACCAGCTACATTCGAGCGATGGCGATCCCCGTGGGGGCCGCCGACGCACGACGGCTGGCCCAGACCCAGAACCTGCCGAACTACGACGGCTACTCCTGGATGGGACGGGCCTACAAGATCAACGGAAGCATGGCCAACACCCAGATCTTCTACGCGATCTTGGCCCGCTATCGGATGTACCGCCGGCGCGGGTTGACCATCCGCACGTCCACGGAGGGTGACACGCTCATAAGGAATAACGAGCTTTTGCTTGTAGCAACGGCTCGTTTTGGTGGTCAGATGGAGCGTGGAGCTTGTGTTGCCCTTACAACGACCGCCCAGGCGTAGTCGGAGGTTGGGAACGCCCCGCCGTGAGTCCCGTTCTCCCTCACGGCGGGGCAGGTTTCCCGTTTGGTGATTTTGAGGAGAACGACCCCCTAACCTAACCCAAGAGAAATTGAGGAGAGAACGAAATGCCAGCCACCATGCAAGAG